TCAAACGAATCACCCCAGATTAAAGCGAATTCTTCCCAGTTGTAGCGTGTGGGGCTTTCTGTGGAAGGATTGTCTCCCAGAGGGATGCATGCCATCCAGCCGATCCGTTTATGCTCAAACGGCTCGAGGAGGTTGTCCAGCAGCGTGTCCGATGCAACCACCGGAACATACGTGCAGTACGGATTGCCGGTCTGCGCGTCGAAAAGAGATATGTACCATTTATCGGTTTTGTAGAGATATCTGAGCTCGAAGATCGTCCGTTTCGTTTTCCCGTCAACGGTCAGGTTCAGCACCTGCCGCTGGTAGAGCATGGAGGGATCAACGAGAATGCGAATCGTAGTCATGCTTTATCCCTCCTATTTCTTGGCCACGGGAACTATTTTGTTGACAATGTTCAACGCTTTTGACCAAGTATCCAGAAAAATGTTCGTTTTTTTCTCTTGATTCTTCTCTTGATTCATGTTGGAAACGAAGGACGCCGTCGGCTTGCTGTCGCCGCCATTTCCTGCATTGCTATTGCTGCTTGAAGCCTTTGCCTTTGAAGCCTCATGCTTATTCTGGAATACGATTTGGCCGCTCCAGCCGTACGGACTTGCTTCATCCTGGTTCGCGACGATCGATGAAATCATCATCCCCGTATACACATACTGCGGAGTGATAACGGACAGCAACGTCCGGGTTTCCTTCAGTGCCTTCAGGATTCCATATGCTCTTGCGGACCTTGAATCCTCAGCACTCAAGCCGCCGCCTTTTGCTGCGCTCAGCGCGGAGGACTGTTCCGACTTCATGCTCGGCGTGCCGTCAAACGCACCGCCGCCTGTATAAACATCAGACATAACCACATCCAGCGTGAGCTTATCCGGCTCGTTCAGGGCGTTGTTGATGTAGTTGTGCTTCTTTGTGTCCGGTTCTTCCTCGATCTTCAAGGCGTTCTGGTGCTGGATCCGTATCACGCCGTCGAACATGTACACCTTTCCGTCCGACGGGTTGTAGATCGCACAGGACTGCGGCGGGATCGAAAGCCCGGAAGGGCTCGACACTGCCGCGGCGGATTCGCTTTCCTGATACTCGATCTCAAGGCGTACGCCGGAGAAGCTTACGAGCGCCTGTCCAGGCGCCGTATTTTCCATCGCGCCGTTTGCCTTGAAGTTGATCCCAGCGCTCAGCTCCGTCATTCCCTTCGGAATGGTGATGTTTGCTGAATAACTGTTTCCACCGATCAGCGAAAAACGGTTCCCGTTCACATTCAGAACCGACGCGCCTGTGTTCGGAGATGTGATCGTCGCATAGACCTTTGCGCTTCTGATCGTCGCACCTGAAGGAATGTTGAATTTGAAAAGCACGGCCTGGTTTTCCCAGGTCGGCATATTCGGAAGAAAGGAATATTTCTTGTTGGATCCGACGCCCTCTTGTGTGCATCGCCATCTTGATGTGAGAGCAAAGGAGGAGGGAGATGCAATGGCGCTGATCTTTTTAATGTTTCCGGCCATTATGCATACACCCCCCTCAATGTCTTCATCAGATGACGTTCTGCAGCATCATAGGCGCCTTCTCCGATTTCCTTTCCATCTGCGCCGGTTGCAGTTACGTAGATGTTGATCGGTGCTGAAATGTTCGTGCTTCCGCCCCCAATGCCTCCGAGCAGGGATTCAAGGGAATTTCCAAGGGTTCCGAAGGAAGCAGATCCGCCGATTCCGAAGTCATTCGAGATCTTCCCGATCGTACCCATGCCCATTTCGGAAAGCGCCTGATTGATCAGCTCAATTGCCCTGCCAGGCTTGTTGACCGGAACGATGTATTCAGGACCGTCTTCACCGACAAGGAAGTGGCCAGCGGACCCGATTCTTCCGCCAAAGGCCTTACCGGGCTCTTTCCCTTCTCCACCGACGGATGCCGGAATTTTGACCTGGGAAATCTTTGTAGCAGCAGTCTCGATGGCTTCAGCGGCAACCTTGCTCGCCTCTGCCATTATGCTGACAGATTCGGCTGCGGTTCCTGCTTTGTCTCCAAGGGGAGCAATTCCGTTTTCTGAAGCATTGGTTGCCTCACTGGCGACGCTGCCTAAAGAGCTTTCGATTGCATCGACATCGATATCTTCGACAGCAAAGCCGCCTCCCTGCGCATTCATCCGATCCTGGGCTTCCATGTTCTCGCGGTCCCAATCGATTTCAGCTTTTATTCTGCTTATCTCTTCCGGTGTACGTTCGGGGAGAGGCTTGTTAGCTTTGTCCATGTTCTTGGGAGCAAGTTTCTCCCTGCTTTCCTCTACAAGACGATCGTATTCTCTTTGAGCTTCTTCTTGTTCTGCAATTATTTTCCCACTGAATGATGCATGCTCTCCAAGATACTTAGCGTCCATCCATGACATTCCGTTTGTGCCATAGATTTTCCCATTTTCATCGATCGCGAAATTATATCTTCCGCTGCCGTTTTCGTCCCACTGCTTATTCTCGTTGAACTGGAAGAATTTTGCCTGTTCCGGCGTAAGCTCAACTTCCCGGCCTCTCGTGTCTTTGGCCGTGAATTTCCCATCTTTTTCCTCTATGACAGATTTGTTGGGGTCTCCGATAAGATCTCCAAGCACTGTTCCAGAAATGTATTTGTTATAAATTCCGATCCAGAGCGTTTCGAGCATAACACCAAGCTTTTCGGTAATAGCTTCCCATATCCCATCAAAGAAGGTTGTCAAACCCTCTTTTAGAGGCTCGAGGTACGGTGCTATTTCCTCCCAAAGAGTGGATAGGGTGCTGGTCAGCGACTGTAGGATCCCGTCGAACTTCACGCCATTTTCGTTTTCTCCGCCGAACAGGAAAAATACCAGATTCTGCCCCAGCTCTTTTATCTGTCTGACGAGCTCGGGACCGTTCGTTTCCGGATCTTCTGCGACAAATTTAATCGCCTCTGCGATGCCGCCGACAATGCCTCCGAGTACGCTTCCTGTCGCAAACCAGGTGGCAATGCCTGCAGAGAGCGCGTCCCCGAGTCCCTTGTCTTCTCCAAGGACCTTGAATGCATTCGAAAGGGCGTCAAACGAGTTCCCCTTGCCAGGCGTGCCAGTGCCACCATTCAAAAGCGCATCTCCGATGGCGTTAAAGATAATCTGGCCAACATCCTCAACAGCCCCTATTGCTTCAGTGACGATGTTCAAGAATGTTTCGCCGAAGGAACTGAGATCGCCGATCACGCTCGCCCAGTCGATATTGAATTTCCCGGTTTTTTCGTCTTGCTTGATGTTCGACGTGATTGCACCGATGATGGCGCCGAACAGACCGGTGCCGATTCCTTTTGTGAGCGAGCCCGGCCCAAACCCATTCCTTTTGATCTCATCTATTGTGGCCAGCAGATAACCGCCGATGCCTGTTGCGAGGGTCGTGGCTGCGGTTCCGTCTACGTCTGCGTAGATCTGCTCTGCAGTGACATCCCCAAAGATGCCATTAATGATCTTTCCTATGACGCCGCCAGCGGTGCCACCGACGGTCCGAATTCCGCGGGTTATAAAACCGAGTATAGAGCTTCCGAGCTTGCTCAGAGATTCCTGGTTCTGTTCGTTATCGAACCACTCCGAAATCTTCCCGATAATTCCTTTTTTATCGCCTTCGGATCCTTCTCCAAATATGTCATTCATATTGAAGTCGGTAAAGGCTTTATCCAGGGCGCTTGAGATCATCGAGACTACATTTCGGGCAATTCTCGATGCCTTTTCTTCTCCGCTCAGAGTTTCGTCTTCCAGGACGCCCCAGACGCCATCCCCCAGGGTGTGGACATCTCCGTTATTCTCTTTGTTCCACTGATAGTTGTCATAATCACGCATTACGTCACCAATCAGCGTGATCAGGGCAAAGATGCGGCCAATGGTGCCGCCCTTAAACAGCGCGATGAGCCACAGAACCATGGTCCCGACGTTCTTTATTGCCGGTGGAAGGTCATTCAGCCATTCCAGGAGCTTGCCTCCGGCTTCGAACACACCCATAACGCCGCGGGCGAAGTCAGACAGAACTGTCGCAATTTTCGGGGCATAGTTTTTCATGTTGTCCCGCAGCCATTCAGCGATACCCTGCGTTTTGCCTGTGATCCGATCGATCGGCCTTTCCAGATTGATCAGGATCTGAGAATTGATCCACTGGACCGCCGTGTTGATCGTGGCCTTCACCTTCATGAAGGCGCCTTCCAGCTCACGGACTTTGTCCAGTGCCTGCCTGGCGTCCGGAAGCTTCAGCTCCTTGTTGAACGCGACAATATCCTTGTAGATCTTTTTTAGATTCTGATCCTTGTTGATCTCCGCCATGGTCTTTCCCATGGCCTTCATAGCATTGTTCTCCGCTCTTGTAAGCTGAAGAGATTTATGCTGCTGCTTTGCGAGCTTCGCAAGTTCGAATTCGCGCTTTGTTGATGCCTCGACAAACTTATAAATAGCGGTGGTAGCACCGGTGATCGCAGCAGTAAGGCCGAGGGCCTTCATCTTCGAGGATGTGAAGAAGCTCAGAATCTGGTTTATGCCTTCATTGTCAATGGCTGTGCCGAGCTTTACGACATACTCTATTGCGGGATTGCTTGCCGCCAATGCTACCACCTCCGTTATTTGGTCGCTTCCATCGCCCTGCGTTCGTTTTCAGCCTTCACTCTCAGGATTTCGATGATGTCCATCAGGTCATCCAGTGTATAGGTCCCATCCCAGAGCTCGTGCTGTTTCCATACTCCAGCGGCTACGGGAGCATATACCCATCCGTCAATGTTTACGGGTTCTGCTGGGATGAATTTTTGCTGTTCAGGAGGGAAAGCAAGTTCCCTCCTCCGAAAAAACTCCCCAAATTAAAAACCAGCACTTCGTACACCAGCCGAAGCACTGCGCCAACATCGTATTCAAGGTCTTCGTCTCCGAAATGCTCGCCAATCATGACATGCTGCCATCCGGCGGGCTTCAGGACCTCAACCGTCTGCAAACAGCGGACCTCAAACTCGGTCAGTTCCTTTTCCGAGAGCCTGGAAAGCGCTTCCGGAATCATTTCGAGTACCTTCTGGACCCGTCTGTTTGTGATTTCTGCTTCCATCTTCTCGATTTCAGCTTCGTTCATGTCGCCGACGTCAACGTCGCTATTCGAAAAGATGTCCTGAATGGAGTTGTACACCGGCAGCAGCTTTTCAGAACAGAATTTGATCAGGTAGCTGCCTGCCAGCGCGTTCATCTTGTGGATCTGGTAGGTTTTTTCCTCGCCTTCAGGTCCAAACTTGATCTGCTTTGTGGTTTCTCTCATGTTTTTTCCTCCTAATAAGGCCGTCCCCCAGGGAAAGGGGGACGGCCACATGATTACTGAACCAGGTCAGCGAACAGCAGGTTATACTGACGATTGCCAGCGACGGCATCGTAGTTTTCATCGGGCTCTTTCTGCGGCACGACGCCGTAGAAAGAGCTGGTCCGGCCCTGAGCGCTGTCCTTGACAACGAGCGTGGTAAGCCCGTAGCGGTTGGTAGGCGTGGACTTCGCCTTCAGGTACTTGATCCACTTCCGCATGAACAGGTCCGCCTCGGAGTTCACAGGAACCTCGATACTGATGGAGCCGTTCTTCGCCACAAGCCGGTTGATTACGGTATAACCGGTTGCGGAAGTCGTGTTGCTGCTCATTTCACCGGCGTAGGACCACGAAATGCGGCCAGCACCGGCGTCAGACAGCACCATTTTTCCTACATCAGGATTGCTGATCGTGGTGTAGGTGTCAGCAAGGGAATAAACACTAAAAGCCATTCTCTACACCTCCATTAAGTCTGCACGTCCAGGTTGATCACGACGCTCTCAACAGAGCCGGACAGACAGATGATAACCGAGATCGGCATCGCCTTGTGCGCCGCACGGTCCTCAATGCTCTGCTTATCGAAAGTGTCAGCATAGGCATAATAGCCATGTCCAACGACGTCCCCGGAAGCAATGGAGCCAAGGGGCGTGCCACGCCAGACATTCTCAGCAAGAATGCCGATGTTGAAGTAGTTCTCCAGGACGCGATAGATTTCACCGATGAACAGCGCCGTGCTGGAATCCGCAAGCGGAAGCTTCGTCGGGCTGTTCGCGATCGTATCATACAGAGCTTCCTGTATATCCTTGACGATCATATCGATATACAACACCTCGTCGTACCGGAGTCCAGAGGCGGTGGCGCCATTCTCGATCTTGACCTCTCCTTTTTTACGAGAGATGAAGCAGTTCACATTGACCGCTTTGATCGCATCCACTTCCGACTGGGAGATGTTGTTCGCTACAGCGGATGAAATGCCTTTGTAGCACAGGGAGAACGGAGCTGTATGCGCATTGATCGCATAACCCATCGCCACACCCATCAGGCCCGCTACGTCGTTAAGATCAGACGTGCAGTACATGCCAATGGCACGCTTCGCGTCCATTCCAAGCTCAAAAAGAGTCCTCGGGATAGAATCGTTTCCGATTGCAGTCGTAACAGCGCCGGTAATGCCGTAGAACAGCACGCCGCGTTCCTGGGCGTTCAGGGCGCTCACGAGACCGAGAATATAGGTCTTGATGTTCGCGGCCGTTTCTTCCGACTTCGGGATGTAATACAGGCCGTAGAACTCAACGCCCTTATTGATGGCATCGGCAAGCGCAGTCACCGGAGTCTCGGTAGATCCGGACCCGGCGTTGAAGTAGATAACGACCAGGTGCTTCGGCAGCGGAGAAACGCCAAAGTATTTCGCAGCGGCTTTGTATGTCTCCGTCGATACGTTGTACGCGGGTTTCTCTCCGGGAAAACCGTTGGCCATCTCTTCCAGACTCGTGTAGGTCACAAATCTGCTTGTCGCGTCCAGCGGATCGGTGGTTCCAGGCTCAGAGGTGAGGATCGCACCAATGTCGAAAACAGAGGACACCGTGGAACTCGCCCCGATAGAAACGTTCACCCGCACAACAGGGTTCATGTTAAGCATGTTTCCTCATTCCTTTCTGACGCTTAAACGTCAATGTTATACTTGTGTTATCGGTTCGATCTCGGGCGGCTCCGTGACAGCAGAACTCTGATATTCGGAAATATCAAGAAATGCGAGGTTCAGACGAACGTCGCACCGCCTTCGATGAAACGTACCCTCCACCTCAAAAAGAGGCACAGGGCGTTCCGGCAATCCGATCGGAACAATCTTTTCGCTCCGGAGGATTGCCCTCGGGCTTTCTGCTCCGGAATCCCATTGGAACATTGACCAGAACAATTCCGAATCATTGTCTGCATTCGGACCGTAAAAGGTCAGTGTGCAGGCGATCGGGATTGTTTTTTGAATGACCGTTACTGTCTGCCCCTCTTTGACCAGCGTTTTGTGCTGGATATAATCCAGCCCGCTGCCCTGCATCTCGCTCAGGGCGTAGTACACGACATTCTTGTTTCTTGGGGCCTGAGGCGTTGTATCGCTCTCCAGGTACGCCGGGATGAATCTTGCAGCAGCTTCCGGACTCTCAGGGTCAAGGTTAAAGCACGCGCACAGCATTCTGGCCACGGCGTAGGAGGCTTTCTGGAACCAGTCCATCAGATCACCTCCGAATCCATCACCCGCGTTGCGTAGGCAATAGAAAAGCCCCATTTATGCCAGTCGTTTACTCTGGTAACACGATAGCGCTTATCGTCATACAGGATTTCGTCTGCGCTGGTATAGGCATCGCTCCCGTCATTCGATCCTGTCTGGAATCCGAATTTCGCGTAGACAACGATGGTTTCAGTCAGCAGGTCCTCAGCTGTGGACGACTGAGAGGCCAGATCCTGCGGCTGGATGTTTCCGGTGAGATCGTACGTCTGCGCTTCCTTCGTAATGGCACCGAGCGTCCTTCTGCTCGTGTACCTTACTACCTGGAACGGCTCGCCGCCGCCTACCTCGGGATCATCGAGGATTTCGGTAACATCCGGCATCAGCATCGTTTATCACTTCTTTCTTCTTACAGCATAGGTGATCGAATTCATCATTGAGGCCGTATCGATCAACGGCTTGGAGCTTCCTTTCCTGGCCACTGTGGACGGCGCGTTCGGGGCAAGCTTGTCGCCTGACGCAATGTAGTTTTTGCAGGCATCTCTGCCCACCATGCCAGCTTTATCAAAACACTGCGCACAGGCATCCATGTTTCCCTGAACCAGCGCGGCCACAAAGCCGTCGCGCATCATCTTGGAGATCTTTCCCCTGACATCTTCCTGTCCGATTGCCGGTCTCAGGACCGGCCGTGGTGGAATGTTATGGGAAGGCACGCCGTTCTCATGCAGATAAAGGAGCTGCGAGTTTGTCACGCCGTTCTCTTTCGCTGCGTTCGATTCCTCAGTAATTCCGACTACAACTTCCGTATGGGCGATGTAGTTGAATCCTTCGATCAGGTTTTTGATCAGCTTCGCGTTTTCTTTGATCGTAACCCCAGCTGCGCCTAAGATAGCCATTCAGATCACCTTCTTACGGAACATAGCGGATCGGGGACGTACAATTCTTCGCCAGAGTAATCAGCTGTAAACCGAATACGGTCTGTTTCCACTCTGCAAAGCCAGCAATAGAGGAAATCGCAGACCCTTCAGTTTTCGAAACACTAACCCCGCCAACAGACTTGCTCAAGGCCTGGGCGGCAACGCCTGCGCTTCGCAGCGCCGCCATGCCGCGGGCGGTTGGTTCACCGACTTGCTGTTCTTCCCATGACTGGGCGTACAGCGTGAGCTTGTGGGCGATATAGAGTCGTCTTGCCTCTTCCTGCGAGTCCAGGAAGTCTTCGAACCGGAGATTGGACTGTTCTACATATTCGTCCAGTACAACCGTAGGCACAGCTCCGAACTGCGGATAGAATGCCAGAAACTTCTCAGCTGTCACTCTGCATCATCCTTTTTCTTCGAAGCCTTTTTCCGGATCACTTTCACCGGCTCCTCGACGCTCTCTTCGATGATTTCCTTCTGTTCGCCCCGGACGGTTTTGACTACGCTGATTTTCCCTTCTTTGCTCAGGCTTTTGAAGAGGAGCGTGTCCCGGATCCATGCAGGAGCCGCGATGCTTTTCCCGACTTCTTCAGCCGTCACCCTGAACAGGACCGCGTGAGGCCCCAGAAAATCAGCTTCCTGGAAGCATACGATCTGGATCTCGTTCATGGTTTACCTCCTTTGAGGCAGGATTACTTTGCCGCCTTTTGGGTCCGCGCGGGCTTCTTCTCGGACTTTTCCTCTTCGGGAGTATCCTCGGGGTCTGCGTCGGGCGTTCCCTCAGTCGTTCCCTCAGGTGTTTCTCCGGGCGTTTCTTCGGCATTCACGGCTTTTCCATCCGCGCCGACGCCTTCGTTCTGATCGTTCTCGAGCTTTTTCTTCTCGGCTTTTCCCAGGGCGACCGTAATGGAGCCGTCCGCGAGCAGTCCTTTGAACATCCGGGTTTCCTTGATCCACTTCGGCGCCTGGACGAATACGCCCCGGTTGGCCGGTGTGATCGCGAAGAAGAGTCCTTTGCCGCCGTTGAACTCAGCGCACACACGACAGATCATCAAAAAAGTGTTCATTTTAATCCTCCTTTTTTTGAAAACAGAGAGAGGGGAACGGCTCCCCTCTCTCTGTGGTGAATCAGATGCCGTCCACGTACCGGACCGTGGTCGGGTACTTGAACTTCACTTCGGAAATCTGGGCGACGAACGGAGTCTTGTAGGACAGGTTCACGCGCTCAGTCTCCCAGCGGTGCAGCGGAGCGGTCATTTCGAACTCGACCATGTCGGCGTTGTTGATGTACGCGACCATGCGGTCCGCGCCAGCAGTGCCGACGCCCTTGCAGTACTTGCAGGGAGAAATGATCAGCTGTTTGCCCTGCTGAGAGGTGATGTTGTTCTCCAGGATATAAGTCAGGATGGACTTATCGCCGGTGGTACCGACTTTCCTGGTAACGATGGATCCGAACTGCTCAACCGGGATCAGGATGTGATTCGGCAGGGCGTTTTCGGCCATCTCGTTGGCAGCCCAGACTTTGGACAGGATATCGTTGACGTCAGCCAGGATTTCGTCCGCGGTCTTGTCTTCCCAGGCAGCGCTGGTGCCAGCAGCGTTGTTGGCCGCATCGGCACGGGTGATGTTGGCGTTGTTCAGCAGGCCGGTGGTGCCGACCTTGGTGAATCCCTTGTACACGTTCGTATCGCAGAACTGATCGAAGTGCTTGTGGATGCCCTTGGTCAGGATGTCCTCGGCGTTCCGGGCCAGTTTCTTGAACTTTTCCTTCTCGATGTAGGAAAGAGTCCAGTACTCAGCCCAGTTGAACACGCGCCAGATGGTCTTGTCGAAATCCGCCTGCATCACGGGGATGTCATTGGCTTTATCGAACATCAGGTTGCCCTCGCCATCAGCGCCGCCGGTAGAGGAGTACTCAACGGCGATCGCGGCGATATTCTCGATGAATCCGCCGCCGGTCTTCACGGGCATGTCACGGGGCCACAGGGTAGCGTCCAGCGGCTCGAGCAGCTTGCTGTCTACCTTTTCCAGTTCCTTCTCCAGGAAGGCAAGGCCGTCATTCGCAGAAATGCGGCTGTCTTTCGCCAGCATGGGCGTTTTGGAAAACTTATTCATACTGTTTTTTGCTCCTTTCTCTCAAATTAGAAGGCACGTTCGCAGAGAACGACTTCGACGACGTTGTTGTCGTCTTTCGGTCCCTTGAACTTCCAGCCGGTAGCAACCGTGTTGGTGCTGTCAGCGGCCTTGGCCAGGGCGCCTGTAGCCTTGACGATGTGCACGGGATCGCCAGCGGCAACGGTCAGGGCAGCAGGTACGACCATAGCGACGGTACCGCGCTTGATCACGTCGACCATGTCCTTCGCCTTGTACTTCGGATCATTGCCGCCGTAGGTTTCTTCCGTCTTCACGTTCCGGACAGCGACACCGATCACGTCATTGTACGTGGCGGACACATTGACCACCTTGCCAGCGTTCAGCGCGACAGGAGCGCCAAACAGAATCGGGTCAGAGGCTTCCCCGTTCGCGAAGCTCTCGATGATGTCATCGATGCTGCGGGTTACTGCTCCGGGATAGCCGTTCGTAAATTTCAGAACTTTACCAGCCATGATGATTCTCCTTTCTTACTTGCTGTAGTTGGGATTCCGCTTTTCCATGATGGACTTACCCAGGCTCTGGGAATTGACCTTCGCGCTGTCCGCGGACCGCTTCCGGGCCTTCAGACGCAGGTAATCATTCCTGGTGGCCTTCTTGGGCATTCCATAGGCCTTCCGCAGAGAAGCGGCCATCGCATCGGACGCCTTCCGCTGATCCGCCTTGGGCAGCTTAGCGATGAAGGGACGCATGGTCTTGATGGCTTCGCGCATGGCGTCGCGAGCCTTGCAGTCCACGGATTCCTCTTCGGTTTCCGCAGGCAGTTCCTCTTCGTCTTCGTCCTGCTCGTTGATCTCGTCAGGATCCACGAAATGGGATTCCTGCTCGTCAGGATCTTCGTCGGGAGTCACGGGCTCTTCCTCGGCCTGCTTTTCCAGCTGGTCCAGGTCGTCCTCGAGCTTCTTCAGAGGATCTTCTTCCTCTTCGGGCAGCTGCTCTTCATCTTTGGCCTTCTTGAGCTCAGCGATGCTGTCTTCCAGGGCCTTGAGGCGGGCTTCCATCGGGTCCTCTTCGTCCTTGGCTTCCTCGGCGGGGGCCGCGGGAGCGGCAGGAGCAGCGGGAGCAGCGGGAGCGGCAGCGCCTTCGGTGATGTCTTCGATGGCGTCTACCGCCTCTTCAAGAACTTCCGGCTCGGCGTCAGACGCTACCAGAGCCGCCAGCATCCGAGAAAGAATGCCGACGTGATTTTTCTTGGTTTTCGACATGTTTGATTTACTCCTTTCGTTGTTTGGGGCAGAGTCTTTTATGCAAACGCGGTGACCGGCTCGCCCTCTGTCCACAATGGCGATGTGGTTACCACGAATTTGCCTTTGGTAATACTTACCGTCTTCCTCGCAGAGCTCATAGGTGTATCCGCAGGAGATTTCCCGCTTTCCATCCATGATGTCGTTGATGGTCCGTTCATCCTGGATCACAAGGTCAGCGATCAGCAGATCCTTGTCCTTCCCGGTTCCGCGGCGTACATTCTGGCAGTGGCCTTTGGAAAGGTCCTGCACATTTTTGATGGTTACGCCTTCTTCGGTATCCGGATGATCGTTGGTTACCGGCATGCCCTCAAAGGACGACATCGTTTCAGGGGAAAAGACTTCCTCTTCCGGACGGTAGATCTTTACAAGCTCGTCCCCGACCTGGCCGATCTCATCCCGGGCATACTCCTGAGTGCCGGATCTGGCGATTGGAACGTTCAAGCAGAACAGGTAGCCCTCCGGCTCGCGTCTGCTGATGTTGTCCGAAATCCGGCTTGCGTAGTACAGCATTATTCTCACCTCGGTTCATAATGGGCACAAGAAAAGCGCCCTGGTGTTTCCAGGACGCTTGTTTCTGGTTGTGTTTGTCAGTCGTAGTTGTAGGGGACATCGTAGGTGCATTTCAAACCGTTTTTCTTGTTTTCTTCCATTTCCTTGACCAGTTCGTGGTAGTATTTCAGACCTTCCGGACCGAAATTCTTTGCGGATTCTTCGTCTCGATCTGCCGCGCACTGGATCAACAGTACTTCATCGTGTTCGTTCAGCATCTTCTACACCTCCTCCGGCTTCATTATAATCCCTTATCGGACTGATGTCAAATTTCCTCATCGCCTTTTGCCAGGAAGGCGTCCCAGCGCTTCTGATCGCGGATCTGGATCTCGCCTCCGCGCTTGCATTCGGCAATCAGAACAGGAGGCTTTCCGTGATCGCTTGTATCGAACAGCGCGCAGTTGTCAAATTCGTTCGCAACCTGGGGAAAAATCCTGGACACTTCGCGGTGGATACTGCGGACCGTGCTTTCTTTTACGTTTCGATTCGTCCTGGCGGCCCGCTCTTTGGCCTGTTTTACAGCTTGATTCGTCGGGCAGGTCACATAGCAGGCGTTTACCTCGTATCCATATGCCCTGGCCTGGGCGATTTTCTTCTTG